GATGCTCATATTGCACAACTTGAAGCAAATGCAGTAACTCTAAAAGAAAATGCAATGCGACTCGAAACTGCATTTGAAAAAGAGCAAGCAGCACGAGAGCGATCAGAGCAAAACTTACAGTCTCAGCTAAAAGCAGTAGGAGACTTAACAGAAAAGAATAATGCTATGCAGCAAGAAATGGATGGATACTTGTCTATTTTTAAACGTCATGATATGACTCGTCTTGCAAGAGCAAAGCCTGGGTTAATTGAACCGAGGATCAACAATGGAACAAAAGCAGTATTTCGTTCTATTGAAGAGGCAAGCAAGGAGGTAGAAAATGCGGATTCTCAGTAGTGTACTACTATTATCAGTCGGAGGATGCTCGCTAATACAACCACAGCCTCTACCAGCACCAGAACCAATTATTAAAACAGTAACGGAATACAAGACTCTTGAAATATATCAACCTCCGTTGCCAAAAGCAATTGACTTGCAAGATGTAGAATTTTTTGTGCTTACAGAAAAGAACTTTGAAGAGCAAGTAAAAAAGCTAGAAAAAATGCAAAGCGGTACTTATGTACTTTTTGGTATTACGCCACAAGATTATGAAAATATGGCGTATAACTTACAAGAGCTGAAGAGATATATTGGTCAGCAAAAAGAAATTATTATTTACTATCGTCAAGCTACTCAAGGCGATGAAAACACAGACTCTGAAGATTGGATTGAGCGAAATGAAGAAGCTCTTGACGATCAAAAACAGGACTAAATTATGGCTGTTCAAATTAGTCGAGCAGATGTATCTTGCGGAGAGATACTAGATTTACAATCTGAGACACGCTTCTTAAAGTTGCCTACTGACCCTTACCTGAGTCTGCTAGGCGTTACACCATTACCTTCTCAGGTAGCAATTATAAATGCGATCAATAATCCTAAGTACAGATTTGTCTGTGCAGCAGTTTCAAGGCGGCAAGGCAAAACATATATCGCAAACATAATCGGGCAGCTTGTATCATTAGTTCCCGGTTCCAACATTCTAATCATGTCCCCCAATTACTCGCTGTCTCAGATTTCTTTTGATTTACAAAGAAATTTAATTAAGCATTTTGACTTAGAGGTAGCAAAAGATAATGCAAAAGATAAAGTTATTGAGCTGACAAATGGCTCAACAGTTCGAATGGGTTCTGTAAACCAGGTTGATTCTTGTGTAGGTCGTAGCTACGACTTAATTATATTTGACGAGGCGGCGTTGGCAGACGGCAAAGATGCCTTTAATGTTGCACTTCGACCTACTTTGGATAAAGATAACTCAAAAGCTATCTTTATTTCTACTCCTCGAGGCAGGAACAACTGGTTTGCAGAATTTTTCGATAGAGGATTTAATGATGAGTTTCCAGAATGGTGCTCGATACGGGCTACTTATAAAGATAATCCGCGCATGTCTGAACTGGATATACAAGAAGCTAAAAAATCTATGTCCGATTCAGAATTTAGGCAAGAGTATGAAGCAGACTTTAACACTTATGAAGGTCAAATTTGGAACTTCAATCACGAAACCTGTATCGCCAATAATGAAGAGCTTGATACTCGCCGCATGGATGTATTTGCTGGTCTCGATGTTGGTTATCGTGATCCAACTGCTTTTATGGTCTTAGCTTATGATTGGGAAGAAGAAGTGTATCATGTATTAGATGAGTATCTTGATGCTGAAAGGACCACGGAACAGCATGCCGCTGTAATTCGTGAAATGGTTGACAAATGGGACATCGACTATATTTACATCGACTCTGCAGCACAGCAAACGCGATTTGACTTCGCACAAAATTACGATATTAGCACTGTAAATGCAAAGAAGTCTGTATTAGATGGGATTGCTCACGTAGCTGCAATAGTTGATAATGATAAGCTTATGGTCGATCAACGATGCAGTGAAGTATTATCTTGCCTTGATCAATATCAATGGGATCCTAATCCAAATCTTGCAAGAGAAAAACCAAAACATAATAGAGCATCGCACATGGCAGATGCTCTGCGATATGCACTATATTCGTTTGAAACAAGTCAGAGTGGGTTTTAAAGAGACCTACAAAAAATAGTGTTTGACAATTTATCTTACAAGGGCTATAATTCAAAATGAAAAAGCTGAAAAGAGATCCGGTAAAATACATAAGAGATCGAGCTAAATCAAAGTATGAAAAAGGTTCAGAATGCCACATTTGCGGCGCTGACACAGAACTCGACTTTCACCATTTTTACACTCTAGCTCCTCTACTAAGAGAGTGGTTAAAAGTAAAGCAGAAAGAGAGACCTGCTCATTATACCGACGAGTATATTGTAATCTGGCGAGACGAGTTTATAGAAGATAAATGGGCGGAGCTGTACGAGCACACAGTGACACTTTGCCATAAACATCATTTGGAACTGCATAGATTGTATGGCAGAAATCCAGCCCTAGTGACTGCAAAGAAACAAATGCGCTGGGTAGAGATTCAAAGAGACAAACATGGCATGGTATGATAGACTAATAGGCAGAAAGCCGGATGCAGAAGAAAAACTTAATCCTGCCCAACCGTACTATGATCATAAAACGGAGCCTTCTCGAGAGAAAGTTGTAAATTACGAGAGAGCATATGAAGATTTAGAAGTTGTTAATCGTGGCGTAAATATGATCGTTGACGATGCTTCTGAAATACCAGTATTAGTTGGTGGACAAATTTCGGGGTTACTGAGTGTTGTAAAAGGTATTAAGCGTTCACGTGTAGAGTTATTGCTAAATAAAGAGCCCAACCCTTATCAAGACATCAGTACTTTTCGTCGTAATTTAATAACTGACTATTTACTTGACGGAAATATTTTTGTTTATTTTGATGGAGTACATCTTTATCACTTGCCTGCAAATAAAATGACAATACACGCAAGTGATACTACTTATATTGAAAAATTTACATTTAATGAGCAGATTAGTTACAAACCTAGTGAGATTATTCATGTAAAAGATAACTCATTTTACTCTATCTACAGAGGAGTTTCTAGACTAAAACCAGCACTTCGTACAATGGTACTCATGAGACATATGAGAGATTTTCAAGACAACTTTTTTAAAAATGGCGCTGTTCCCGGCCTAGTACTTAAGTCACCAAATACTTTATCAGAAAAAATCAAAGAAAGAATGATTCAATCCTGGACCGCAAGATATAGACCAGATGCAGGAGGTCGTAGACCTTTAATCTTAGATGGGGGTATAGAAATTGATTCAGTATCAAATGTGAACTTTAAAGAGTTGGATTTTCAAGCAGCAATTTCAGAAAACGAAAAAATTATTTTGAAAGCTCTTGGCATCCCACCTATAATGTTAGATTCTGGTAATAACGCAAACTTAAGACCTAATATGCGTATGTATTATCTTGAAACCATACTTCCAATTATTCGTAAAATGAATTTTGCACTGGAAAGGTACTTTGGATTCAAGTTAAAGGAAGATATTACAGATATTCCTGCTTTACAACCAGAATTAAGAGATCAGTCTCAATATTACTCAGCTTTGGTGAATACAGGAATTATTTCACCAAACGAAGCCAGGGATGCTCTTAGCTTTGATCCTGTAGATGGCTATGATGATTTAAGAGTGCCAGCAAATATAGCAGGTTCAGCAGCAAATCCCGACGAGGGTGGTCGGCCTGTAGAGGAAGGAGAAGAAGAAGATGGCTAGATTAAGAGTTAGAAATAAAATACTCGAAGCAGTTGGTATGTTTATGTTAGAGAAAGGAAAAGTTCTTTCCAAGCATGAATACGATGAGTATGCAAATGAAGTACCAATTGGATCTGGAATGGCTTTAAATCATTTTGGTAGTTGGTCAAGATTGACTACAACTTTGGAAGGCACTTTTCCAACACTTTGGTTAGAAATACAAGAGGCTATGAAACCTCCACCCCCTCCCAAACCTGCGCCTGCGCCTAAACCAAAAGCTAGCCCCAAGCCTGCTGTTGCTGTAAAAGCTCCTGCAGAAAAAAAGGAATCAAAAGATGAATAAAATTTTCAATCTTACTTCAACATTCAAAGCCTTTGAAGATGACGACGGAAGTGTTAGCATTACAGGTATGGCAAGTACTAAAGACTTTGATCGTGCAGGAGACTCGATTGTGCCTGAGGCATGGTCCAAAGGCGGTTTAAATAATTTCGAAAAGAACCCTATTATTCTTTTCAATCACGACTACAATAAACCAATCGGCAGAGCGACTGGTTTAAAAGTCACACCTGACGGACTAGAAATGAAAGCAAAAATTTCTAAGTCTGCACCAGATTCTGTGGCTCAGTTAGTTAAAGAAGGTATCCTTGGAGCTTTTTCTGTTGGTTTCCGAATCAAGGATGCTGATTACCTACAGGAAACTGACGGACTAAAGATAAAGGACGCTGAGTTGTTTGAAGTATCGGTTGTATCGGTGCCTTGTAATCAAGCAGCAACTTTCTCTCTGGCGAAATCTTTTGATTCTAGTAAAGAGTATGAGGATTTCAAAAAAACTTTCACTAATAGTGTAGATCTAGCCGGTCAGTCTCTGGCTAACGATGAAGATTCATTTGAAGCTAGTGATACACCGGATGGAACTGAAAAGTCAGTTCAAAAGGAGATAAACATGTCGGAAGTAAACACTCCCGAAATCGACCTGGACGCTTTTGCTAAGAAGGTGGCAGAAGAGACTGCTGCTAAGATTGCAATTCGTCAGGCCGAAGAAAAAGCAGCTGCTGAAGCAGAAGCTAAAGCAGCTGAAGACGCTGAGCAACAAAAAGCTGCTCAAGAAGCGGAAGTTAAGTCTGCAATTACTACAGGTATCGAAACTGGTACTGAGAAGTTGCTTGCGGATTTCCAAAAAGATCTTAATGATCGTAACGCTAGCATGGAAGAAACGCTTGCTAAATATAAGCAAGAGCTCGAAGAGAAATCTGATGAGATTGCTAAGATGCGTGAGAGCAAAAAAGTATTTGCTGACCGTGCAGAGAAGTCAGACATCTCTAAGTGGGGCCAAGACTTCTTAAATGCTCATATGTTGGGTGTAATGACTCGTAAGGGCTGGGACACAAACTATGCTCGTGATCTTCAAGAGAAGGCTGGTATCAACTATACAGCAAACGCTGCTGATATCGACCAGGAAGTTTCAAATCTTATCGAGAAGGAAATTCAGAATGAGTTGAAAGTAGCGGCATTGTTCCGTGAAATCCCTGTGAATGGAGCAGCAACAGTACTGCCCATCTCGGTAGATGTTGAGCCTGCAACCTTCGCAACTAATGCTACTAGCGGTAACTTGGAAAACCGTGGTGCATCAGATAGCACATACAAGCCTAAGCAAGTAATCTTGAATGCTGATCGTTTGATTTCAAGCACCTTTATGGACAACGAAGTCGACGAGCAAGTATTGATTAACTTGATGCCTATGCTTATTGAAGGTGTTGCACGTGCACACGGTCGAGCAGTAGAGAATGCTATTCTTAACGGTAATGGCTCAAATATCAGCGGTCTTGACGGACACGGTGCAATTGCCACTGCAAAGCATGATGCTGACGGTGCTTCAGTAGGTTCAGGTAACTTTGCTACTATGACAGCAGCTCAGTTGTTGGCAGCACGTAAGCAGATGGGTAAGTATGGTCTGACTCCATCAGATGTAGTATACATCGTAAGTCAGGCAATGTACTATGACTTGTTGAGTGACTCAGCATTCCAGACTCTTGATGAAGTTGGTAACGACCTCGCGGTACGAGTAACTGGTAGCTTGGGTGCAGTCTTCGGTTCACCAGTAGTGGTATCTGAAGAATTCCCTGCAGAAGCAGCCGGTGCTCCAGTAGCATTTGCTTGTTACACTCGTAACTATGTAATGCCACGATTACGCGGTGTTACAGTTGAGCAAGACTACGAAGTGATGAATCAGCGTCGAGTAATCGTTGCTACTCAATCACTTGGTTTTGAACAGCTTGTAGCTGGTGCTTCAGCAGATCAGCCTTGCATCAAGATTGACTCAGTAGCTTAATAGCTAGCTAAATAAACTGGGGAGGGTTTCCTCCCCAAGTTTTTACTAATTGATTTATTATGGCAAACTTAATTACATTAGCAGACTATAAACAGATTGAAGGACTTACTAACCCTAAGGACGACTTTCGCATAAATCAGCTTATTGATTCTGTAAGTCAATTAGTAAAAACTTATTGTGGAAACAGTATTGTAGATTTTCACTCTACAAACAAAGTAGAAATTTTTAATATTGATTGGCATACTCATATTGTACAACTTACAGAGTCCCCTGTCAATACTATTGTTTCCGTAGAAAAAAGAGATTCTGTTACGGAAAGTTACACCACCGTGCCAACTACAGACTATTATCTTGACACTACGACGGATAGTGTACTATACGTAACAGGATCTACCTATAAAAATTGGCCTCGCGGTGCAGGGTCAGTAAAAGTTACATATACGGCAGGATACTCAGTGTGTCCCACCGATTTGAGACTTGCAGTAGTAGATTTAATTAAGTACTATATGAAAGATGAGCACACTCAACGACGAACTTTATCAGGTGCTACTATTGAAAATCAAGGCACTGGTGAAGGTCGAGGCTTTCCAGACCACATTAAACGTGTTCTCGATTTATACAAAAATTTCTAATGTCTAACAGTGCTTTAGCAAAAATAGCAAAAAGATCTCTTGATAGAGTTGAAAAACAACTACGAGAAGTTGTAGAAGACTATGAAGGTCAGATTTTTATTTGGGATGTACAAAGTTTTATAGAATTAGTGGATTATTTTGTACAAGATGATACAATAACAAAAACGTTAGTAGATATGTATCGTACCAAACTAAAAGCAGCAGATTCTGCGATGTTAAAAATTAAAAGACATAGAGCACGCTTAATAAATACAAAAGCAGATGTTAAAAAGTATAAGATAGCAAATTATGATCCTAAAAAACACGAAATATTTGCTGTAAGAAGTTATGGTACTGTTGAGCGTATAAAAAGGCATATTGGTACACAGTATATGCAGCTTACAGGAAGAGATTCTAAAGAAATAACAGGCAGAGTAGATAAAGGAGATAAGTTATCTGATGTAACTGGAGAGCAAATAGGACATGGAGAATATGGTAGCGCTGTAAGTACTACTAAAGCTGCTATGGCTGAAGCAGTTTTAGGGACAAAAACAGCTAAAAAAGTAGGTTCTCGCCCAGAAAATATAGAGCTGTACACTCGGCTACAAAGTCGTATAGTATCGTATAAAAAAAGTATGGGAATAAATTTAGAACTAAAGCATGTTCAAGAAGTTACTTCAAGAGGGGGAATAAGAAAAACCTATACTCCAATTCTATCCTCTCAAGACGCCCAAGAAAACTTACTAGAAGGCCAGGACGAAAGAAAAGCTTTACAAAAACTAAGAAAGGATCTGAGAAAGGATTATCAAGACATAGTTAATTTACAAGGATCAGAAACTTTACTAGAAGCCGTAGAAGCAGTTCAACTAGAAAATATTATACCTAAAGAGAAAAATGCTCATTACAAGGGCAGCGCAAAACCTAGGAAGACAGTAAAAAATACAGGGAGAGGTAAAGCTAAAAGTACTAAACAACAGAAAAAACTAGTGCCTGTAATTACTGGAGCCGGAGTACCCAATCTTCATAAAATTAACCCTTCTAGAAATCCTCGTAGTGGAGGATCTTTAATTAGTTTAATTGGTATAATAAATGAGTCTTTGCCTAAAGTTGTAGCAAAAAATATGAAAGATCCAAGGCTTGTAAATCGAACAGGAAGATTTGCAGAGTCTGTTAGAATTACTGATATAGTAAAAACACCTCAAGGATTTCCTAGCGTTGGGTATACTTATCAAAAAAATCCGTATCAAACTTTTGAACTGGGCAACAAACAGGGGTCTCCGGATAAAGACCCTAGACGATTAATAGATTTTTCTATTAGAGAAATAGCAGCAAAACACGCAATAGGACGTTTTTATACTAGGAGAGTCTAATGACAACAGATGTTAATCGAGGGCACTCTACTAGAAGACTTGGTATTACTAATGCCTTGGTTGAAAAGTTAAAAGAGATTGACGGAAATGGTGAGTTTAATACAGACATGTATGGAAACGTACATCCTCGTCTGAAATTTTGGGATGAAGTAAATGAGTTTCCTTCTATACATTTAAATGCAGGAAGTGAAAGCAGGCTTTATCAAGCAGGTGGATATAAAGACAGATTTTTAGCAGTAACAGTTCGAGTATATGTTCAAGCAGAAGATGCAGTAGAAGCTTTAGAAGAGCTTCTTGAAGATATAGAAACAGTTATAGAGACAAATTCTCGTTTAGAATATGAAGATAGACGAGGAGAATCTCATCACACACATCAAATTAGTATAATTAGCATTGATACTGATGAAGGAGTACTGGAGCCGCTAGGTGTAGGAGAAATCCTCCTGGAGGTTCGTTACTAGAAACGACTGGCAAGAACAAACGTTCACGTCCTAGTCCTTTCAATATTCATAGGAGATAAACTATGGCAGATACATTATATTTTAGTCGCGATACTCAGGTATTCGTTAAGATAGGCAGCGCAGTATGGACAATGCCTGTTCTTGACGGATTCTCTTTCTCGCAAGCAACAAATGCGTCAGAGATTACTCTAAACGAAATGGCGGATACTTCAGGTAATAGCCGTCGTGGTCGTCAAATGTTTACAGACTCGTATGCACCTGCAGAGTGGAGTTTTTCAACTTATATGCGCCCATTTAAATCAGCAGGCTCAGGAGCGGGAGCTGCTGATGATGCTGCAAATCACCACGCAGTAGAAGAAGTACTTTGGGCAATGATGGTTGGAGATGCTGCATATTCATCTCATACATTCACTGGATTCACTGCAGATACTACAGATCTTGATATCGTGTTTACTAATTCAAATAAAACTGTTTTAGGAACTGCAGATATTTTCTTTGTTATGGGTGGAGCAGGTTCAGGTACAAAAACGACTTACAAAATTTCAGATTGTGTTGTAAATGAAGCTGCTATTGATTTTGATATTGATGGTATTGCTACTATAAACTGGTCTGGATTTGGTAAAATCATTACAGAAGACACTGCACCTACTGCTACAGTTACTGAAGGTGCTGGCGCTACTGATACAAGTAACTTTATTCGTAATCGTCTTACTTCTTTAACAATAAGCTCTACAAGTCCCACAAGCACAACTTATGATATAGTTCTTACAGGAGGTAATGTTACTGTTTCTAATAATATTACATTCTTAACCCCAGAAACTTTGGGTGTCGTTAATCAACCTCTAGGACACGTAACAGGTACACGTTCTATATCAGGAAGCGCTACGTGTTACTTAAATGCGGATAGTAATTCAAGTGCTGATTTATTTGAAAATATTATTGAAGGAACAACTACAATTACAAATAATTTTGATTTATTATTTAAAGTTGGAGGAGCGTCAACACCTAGAGTAGAGTTTGCAATGACTGATTGTCATCTAGAAGTGCCCACACACTCAATAGATGATGTTATTTCTCTTGAGACTAACTTCCATGCTTTACCAAGCACAATTGATGGAACTGACGAACTAACTATTAAGTACGTCGGAACATAATAAAAATAACAACTTGATAAGGGGCTTCGGCCCCTTTTTCTTTACTCCTGTCAAAAATAAATCTTGACATCTCACCTCCTATACCCTATAATTACAAGATATAAATGTTTACACTCTTAAAGGATAAAAAATGAGCGATTCACCTGTTTCTTTAGCGAGTCTTATGACTCCAAGTAAAACTGTTTCTATTGACTTTCCAGGATACTCTGGTATGAAAGTCTCTCTATGTTACTTGGCTCGAGAAGAACTTCTTAAACTACGCAAAAAATGTGTATCTACAAAGTTTGATAAGAAGACCCGGCAGCCAGAAGAAGTACTAGATGAAGAAAAGTTTTTAGTAGAATATTGTAAGGCAGTAATTAAAGCATGGTCGGGCTTGAAGTTTTCGTACCTAGAAGAGCTTCTTTTGGTAGATGTCTCGGCTTACGACCCTGAAGATGAGCTTCCTTACACACAAGAAAACGCAGAGCTTTTAATGAAAAATTCAAACGTATTTGATACGTGGGTCACCGAAACAGTAGGTGACCTTGAAAATTTTACTGGGAGCAAGTAGAGCAAATCCAATCTCTACTAAAGCGATATGTACAGGAATCCCATAGTAACTTCGATGTAGAGAAGTATTTGCGTCTCTGTGACCAACTAGGGGAAGCACCAGATCCTACCAAAATGCCGCTCGAACCTTCTGATTTTCCAGAAGAAGTTCAAGTGGCATTTTTTATGCTTGGTTTATTACCCGATCACTGGGAAGGAATGAGTGGAACATATATGGGTAAGTATTGGGATGGCCTGGACTACTTTTTTAAAGTATATGAAGTTGAAAAACCAAAAGAAATATTGTATTTTATGAAACTGTATGAAAGTGAAATAGTTTCATACAGAGCAGAAAAAGCAGAACAAAAACGCAAAGCAGACGAAAGAAAGTCAAAAAGCGGTGGAAAAAATTACACCCATAATGTGAAAGGTTAATGGCAAATAAAATTATAATTGATATTGAAGTCAATGGCAAGATGCAAAAAGCTACTGTGTCTGCTAAAAAATTAAAGGAAGCATTGAAAGGAGCTGGAGGGGCCGCACGAGATACAGAACGAAATACTAAAGGCTTAGCTCAAACTGCTTCCGCAGGTTCAAAAAACTTTTCTAAAATGGCTTCAGGTATTTCTGGAGGGCTTGTACCTGCTTATGCCGCTTTAGCTGCAAATGTATTTGCTTTAACGGCTGCTTTTAACTTTTTAAAAAATGCTTCTCAAGTATCTTTACTAGAACAATCCCAAGTAGCGTATGCAGCAAATACAGGTGTAGCTTTGGATCGTTTAACAAGCTCTCTTAGAGAATCCTCTAAAGGAATGTTGACTTTTCAAGAAGCAGGACAAGCTTCTGCTATTGGTCTTGCTAAAGGATTTTCTTCTAATCAAATGGATAAAATTGCAGAAGGGGCATTAAAAGTATCTAATGCTTTAGGAAGAGATTTTACAGATTCTTTTGATAGACTCGTAAGAGGTATTTCAAAAGCAGAACCAGAATTACTTGATGAATTAGGTATTACTTTAAGGCTAGAGACAGCAACAAAAAATTATGCTGCAGCTTTAAATAAGTCTGCAAAAGAACTTACAGCAGCAGAAAAATCTCAAGCTGTTTATGTTGAAACAATGAGACAGCTTGACGAAGTTACGTCAGGAACAAGTGCAGAAGGTAATGCATTTATACAACTCGGCGTAACAATGTCAGATTTAGTAAAAAATATAACACAAGCTGTTCTTCCCGTCTTTGAAACACTTGCAAGATTTATAAATAATAATGCAGTAGCTGCTCTTGCTTTTTTTGCGCTTTTAGGTGCAAGTGTTCTTAAAAGTATGCCTTTTGTAGAAAACTTGACTAAATCTTTTAAAGGGTTTGCTTTCGCACAAAAAAGAGCACTAGTAGAAAGTAAAAAAGAATTAGAAAGTTATCGCCAAAAGTTACAACAAGTAAAAAATACTGCAGAACAAAGTAAAGCTATGGGAGCTGCTCAAGTTAAAGGAGGTGCTCAGGGAGCTATATCAGCAGGAGCACAGTCCCCTGTTCTTATGCGCGCAGCATTAGGCAATATGAAAGGAGCAGATCAAGCAAACCTTAAAAAAGCTTTGAAATCTGCAGAAGCTCAATACGCTAAATCAGGAAAAATTACAAAAGGAATTTTTAAAGGAGTTTCAATAGATATTGTACGAAGTATGAATGGCGGCTTTAAGCAAATTGAAATGGCACATAAACAAAATACAAAAGGAATTACAACACGCTTAAAAATAATTGGAATGCAGGCAAAAGCAACAGGTATGCGTATTCGTGCGTCTTTTACCTCTGCTTTTGCACTTGCAGGAAAAGCCGCAAATAGATTTGGTAAAGCTATGAATATGGCAATGAAGGCTACTGTTATTCTTGGCTTAATACAAATGATTTTTGATATGGTTATGGCTCTTGTAAATGCTCCGCATACTATTTTACAAGGTATAATGAATGTAGCAAAAGGGTCCTTAAGTTTTATACAAGGTGTAGCAAACACTGTAATAGACATGATAAACTATGTTATTAGTCAAGTAAACAGAATACCGGGCATAAAAGATATAGACCCTATAGACAATTTTACTTTTGCAGAAAAAGCAGCTGCAGCCATGGATAAATACATGGAAAATACAAAGTGGATAAATGATTTAAAAAATTACGAAAATGGAAGAAAAGCTAGAGAGCAAGAATTAGATACTCTTAGAAATATAAAAGATGAAGCTAGAGAAATAGAAAAATCTTTTGCAAAAATATTTGCAGGAAAAGCTTTTACTAACCCAAATACAACTGATGTTGATAGATCAAAAGCAGTTGCAAATGCTATTACTTCCTCCGGTATTGACGGTTTAGTTATGGAGGCTTTAACCATAGAAGATCCTGTAAGAAGAAAAAAAGCAATGGACAGTATTGCAGATAGGCTAGGAGATGATTTTGAAAAGTTATCCCCTGCTTTAGCTGCAAAATTAAGAGATGGTGATATCAGTGGTGTACTTCAAGGAGTTATGGATGCAGGAAAATTTACTGGAGACGTTAATGAAGTAGAAGACCAAATAGAAAATCTATCAACAACTTTATCTGGAAAAAGCGCAGTAGGAACTAGAGTATTTTTAGAAACTCTTTTAAATACTGGTAATGCAGCAGTTCAAGCTGGAGAAGAATTAGGACTTACTACTGATGTTGTAGATCAATTAAATGCTGCTTTTGAACATAAAGGAGGAATCGATGGATATATTGAAAGTTTACAGGCTGTAGAAATAGAGACTCAAAGAATTGCTGATGCGCGTCATTTAATAGGACTAGATAAAGTTACAACCTCTAGACAGTCAGGAGCTTTAGCAAGTCAAACAAATTTAATAAGAGCATCTCAGCTAGCAGATCTTGATTTAGCAGAAAAAAGAAATAACCTACAAAAGATACATAACGAAAATAAAAAAATAATGAATCAAGAAGAAAGACAAAATCACGCAAGAAGAGTTATAGAAGCTATCAGAGAGATTGAATTAGCCGAAAAAAAGTCAGAAGTAGCTGAAGTAAATGCAACAGAAATAGGACAGCTAGGTCAAGCTGTAGGAGATTCATTAACATCTAGCATGCAAAGCGCCTTTGATGGTCTTATACAAGGTACTATGACTGCAAAAGAAGCTTTTGCAAGCATGGCAACAAGTATGCTACAATCTATTGCAAAAGTTATTGCAGAGCTTCTTACAGCTAAGCTTTTAACGGCAGCATTAGGAGGCAGTACTTTTGGAAACTTTTTAGGAATTGCAGAGGGTAAAACTGGCGGAGTTATGTCAAAAGGTAAAAAAGTATCGGGCTACTCAACAGGCGGGGTCGCAAAAGGACCAGGATCTGGGTATCCGGCCATACTTCATGGTACAGAAGCCGTAGTACCTCTTCCAAACGGAAAGTCCATTCCTGTAGATATGAAAGGAGCAGGACAAAATAATAATGTAACTGTAAATGTTGCAATTGATGGACAGGGAAATGCTCGTCAAGATGCGCAAGCAGATAGTAATGAAGGAGCAAATCTTGGATCTGCAATTGCAGCAGCAGTACAAAAAGAGTTACAAAATCAAAAACGTGCAGGCGGAATGCTTAATCCAATGGGAGTATCATAATGTCAACTTTTAGTTTTACTATATCTGCTTCGGACGTTAACAGCTTAAAAAATACCTCGGGACAATCTGCTTTTGAAGCAACTGCTGATAGAGGAATGAGTCGTGCATCAACTCATCGTGTTCTTACCGCAAAGTTTGGAGATGGGTATGAGCAAAGAGTTTTAGATGGTATAAATACTAAAAATGACTCTTTTAATTTATCATTTAATAATCGTACTGCAGAAGATATAAATTTAATTGCTGCTTTTTTTGACAATAAAGCAGCAAAAAACTTTGATTTTACAGTAACAGACACGTTTACTGGAGGCAACTTATCTAATACAACTATGAAAGTTGTATGTGATACGTATAGTATAAATTATGTCAGAGAAAATTTTCATTCTTTAACTTGTACACTACGAAGAGTTTATGAACCATGAGCGATATAATTGATACAGTACAACTTCAAGAAACTGACGACGCTTTAGTAACTCTTTTTGATATTACTTTGCCGAGCGGTACTGTTACTCATTTTTTTAATGGGCTAGATGATGGAAGCAATAATATTTACTTTTCTCAAAAAGAAATAAGCGGATCTTCTTATCCATTAAAAGAGTATATAGCAATACCTATACAAATAGAAGGAATTGAAGTTTCAAGTGCTGGCGCGTCAAATAGACCTACTTTATCTATAGCAAATATTCCTATTCTTTCAAGAAGTATTTCTAATAATTCAGATGGTACAGACGATGAAGCAGATATTTTAGAT